TTAAATGTGTCCAGTTGTTGTACTCTTAGCACGTTCTCTAACAGTTGTCAACCCCCTCTAATCACCTCGGAGATACTCTCATCACCATTGCTAATGTATGCCCCTCTGAGAGTCATTTAGAGGCACTTGACAGAGTATCAGAAATGTGGTACAATAACCTTGTAAGGGTTCAGAAACACCTCTAAGACTTCAAGACTTATGCAGTATCTTATCTACGATGATTCAGACATCCTCAGAGGCACTTTCAGCAGCATCTATGACCTAGAGAGGTATATCGATGGCATTCGGAATAGCATGGGAGACAGTTACCCAAATACTCCGAGAACTTCGCCATTCGATTATATCAAAATGATTGGATGGTACTGGGAATGTATTGACAAGTCTGCAACAGTTAGTGTATAATAGCAGAGGTTATTGGGGGCACTCAAAGTATTCTTAAAGACAGTTAGTAAGGTATACTTTTGGCAGTTATTTAGCCCCCTTAAATATAAAAAACAGCCACTACCCTAACCTACAAAGGTTCCCAGACGCCTTAGATATAATTCGATAATATCTTACACCCCATCTAAAAAAATTTCCCAGGTAAAAAAATGGACCCTAAGACGCGCTTAGAGAGGCAAGAAACTCGTGTATGGGCAATTGAGCAGTTAATTCGGTACGAGTCCTTTCTAGACCCTCGTATGTACGAGTGTGCAGACTATTATGCGTCTGCGTATGCTACACAAGATACAAATTATCTATATACACTATGGGTCGAGTGGAAGATAGATAATCCCTCAGATAATCCCCAGATAGTTAATCGCATGTAAGAATATGTCCCATAGATTCACAACACACTTAGAAGAGGATGATTTCGGTGATTTAATCCTCACAATTCCATATGAAGTGTGTGAGGAACTGGGATGGGATGTTGGTACAGAACTTGAGTATGATATTACAGAAGATGGAACTGCATTTACATTGAGGAAAGCACAAGATGACGATGGATGAAAAAATTGAAGAAATCTTTACATGTCTCAAAGATAACGA